TTGGAAGCCACAGATAGAATGTCCTGAATGGAATATCACCTATGCTTCCGGTAATGTTCCGTACACGAACTACCCATATGCAGGTCACTTGGATGATCCTATAGTACCTTCTACGGATGTGCTTTTCGCTAACCCTAGAGAGGTCTATTTCTCGATTGGTGTTTATCCAGGTGTGAACCTATATACTGAATACTATCAAGGACTAATCACTTCGATAGGGGACAGAAATAGTAGGCTTTTGGAGGGTTATTTCTACCTAACACCTACGGACATCATGAACCTAGACTTTAGGACTATCGTGAAGGTAGGTGTTCACTACTTCCAACTTGAGAAGGTTGACAAGTACAACCCAATTGCAAACGGGCTTTCCTATGTATCCCTATTCAAGATCCTTAGAAACATCAGTCCTGTAGAATACGATTTCATCCTACTAGAAGATGATTCCTATATGTTGCAGGAAAACGGCACTTCAAGATTTTATATTTAATCGATATGGCAGATAAGAGAATAAGTCAATTAGTTGAAAGAGTAGACATTGCTAACAACGATGTCCTTCCTATAGTAGCAAGCGGTGCTACCACCACCAATAAGGTAACCATCTCAAGCATTCAAACCTTCATGCAAGGCAACTTGGATCTAGGTGTGACTTCTGTAGGTCTTTCTATGCCTTCGGCTTTTAGCGTAACAAATAGCCCTGTAACAGGAACGGGAAATATCAGCGTAACGGGTGCAGGTACTACAGCCCAATACATTCGTGGTGATGGTAGCCTTGCAGACTTTCCTGCTTCTTCAGGTGGTGGTTCATCTGTTAGCTACTACCTAAATGGATCAGTATCTCAGGGTACTATCGGAGGTGTAGATTATCAAGAATTGAGCAAAGTTCCCATCTTGGGAGCGGGTACAGATTTTACAATCAATGCGAACGGATACATAGCTTCCTTCATTACTGATATTTTTGAGCCTAATTTGCTAGAAATACCAGGAGGGAATTGGAATTTTGAAACCTACTTTCAGGCATCTTCAGGAGGTGGAAGCCCTACCTTCTATGTAGAACTTTACAAGGTAAGTTACCCAACAGGAACGGCTACTTTGATAGCATCTAATTCGGGAACTCCTGAACTGATTGCCAATGCACCCGCTTTTAATCTACAAGTAAATGGTAGTTTAAGAAACATTAATGCATCAAATGCTGTTGCAGCTTCTTTTGGTGGGGGAACTTCTACTCCATCTGTAGTTGGTATTGGAACTATTAATTCAGGTGCTTTGCCATTTATACAAGGATACAATAATGCAATAAGTGGTACAGCTTCTTTATCTATAAATCCAAGTGGAGGCAATGTTTTAATAGGAACAGCAACCGACGCAGGCTTCCGCTTGGATGTCAACGGCTCAACTCGTTTCAACGGCTTATCAACCATTCAAGGGACTACTGCTTCCGACTCAGGTCAGCTAGGTGCTGAACTGCTAACAACAGGAACAGGCGATGCATCTTGGACAGGTACTAGCTTTGCGACAGGATACACCCATGTGGCAGGGTCTACTACTACGTTGACAAGCACGCTTGCAGGGGTTGCAAATACCTTCTACCAAATTACCTACACAGTTTCAGGAAGAACGGCAGGCTCATTTACAATTGGATTTGGAGGGGTTACATCAGGAAGCATAGCTTCGACAGGGGCAATAGGCCCACAAGCTACAACTACAGGAACGCTTGTAATAAGCCCTACAACTGATTTTAATGGAACAATTGTTTTATCAATTAGAACTATTTCTGCATCTAGCGCATCAGTAACATTTAACTCAAGTGCAGCGACTTCTACAAATACTATTAGAATTAGTAGTCTTGATAGTAACACTTTTGTTGGATTAAATACAGGTCAAAGAAATACTACTGGTGTTGCTAATACATTTATTGGAAGTGCAGCAGGTCAAGCAAACACTACAGGAATTGATAACTCTTTCTTTGGTAGAACTTCAGGAATTTCTAACACAACAGGAGCATCTAACTCTTTTTATGGTAGAAGTTCAGGTCAATCTAATATATCTGGAAGTGAAAATTCTTTCTTTGGTAGAAACTCAGGATTATTTAACACAACAGGAGGGTTTAACTCTTTTTTTGGTGCAAGTTCAGGGGCAGCAAATACAACAGGTACAAGCAACTCTTTCTTTGGTACAAGTGCAGGTGCAGCAAATACAACGGCTACAGGGAACTCATTTTTTGGAATAAGCTCAGGGCAAGCAAACACAACTGGAAATAATAACTCATTTTTTGGAAGAGGAGCAGGAGTATCTATTACAGGAAGCACTAACTCTTTCTATGGCCATAATTCAGGGTTTAGTTTGTTGACAGGAGATAACAATACATTAGTTGGAACCGAAGCAGGTAGATATACAGGTAGCGGAACTACTGCAATGACCTCTGTCAACAACTCAATCTACTTAGGTTACCAAACTAGAGGACTTAACGCAACTGGGTCGACAAATGAGGTTGTAATTGGGTACAATGTGGTAGGCTTAGGCTCTAACACTACTGTGCTAGGCAACACATCTACTACTTTCGGTAGATGGTACGGCTCACTATTGCTAGGTACAACTACCAACGCAGCTAGTTCAATCCTTACGATGGAGTCAACTACGCAAGGCTTCCTGCCTCCACGGATGACCACAACGCAGAAGAATGCGATTGCTTCGCCTGCTACTGGACTTGTTGTTTATGATACTACATTAAATAAATTAGCAGTTTACACAGGTGCTGCTTGGGAGACGATTACAAGCGTGTAGAATTATGATTATCTATAAAATAACAAATAAATAAAAATGAAAACAATTGAAGCAGTCTCCATATGGGACAACGGAAAAGTACAAGAGGCTAAAATCTTGAATGCCTATGCAGTCAATGTAACCCTTGGAACAAGTGCAACTTTCTACTACACTTTGCTGACTCAGAACGCTGATCTATCAGCATGTCAACACATAGCACAAGGCAACCTTACAATGACAGGAGAGGCTTATGCTGCTTGGGAAGTAGATAGCTATGCATGGGATTGGGTAGCAGAGCAGCTAAACCTTACCATCACGGGTGACTATGTACCACCTGTAGCGACAGAAGAATCAATTTAAACCAAATATACAAATGAAAATCACACTTAACGAAGACCAAATTAAGATGCTCGAATCATGGGCGCAGGAGTTACCAACCAAGTACGGGATGTCCTTCATCCAATTTCTAGCACAACAAGTGCAGGAGCAGAATCCGAAGGAAGAAGCAGAAGCAGAATAGTAAACATGGGGAATCAAAACGATTCCCCTAACCTTTAAAACACCTACCCAATGGCTGAAGAGAATAAGATCATTTTAGATGCAGATGTCAAACCCTTAAAGAAACAATTAAGGGAAGCGACTCAAGAACTACAAGTTGCACGACAGAGGTACGGGGAGTTCTCTACTGAGGCGGTTAACGCTGCTAAAAAGGTAGCTGTTATTCGTGATGAGATAGAAGCAGCAAATGAGGCAGCAGCACTATTTGATCCAGGTAAAAGGTTTGAAGCACTAACAACGGCAGCAAGTACGGCAGCAGGAGGGATTGCAGCGGTGCAGGGTGCTATGGCTTTGTTCGGTGGGGAATCGGAAGAGGTAGAAAAGGCACTCCTAAAAGTACAGGGAGCATTAGCTTTGTCTCAAGGTTTATCCCAATTGAAGGACATTGGAAAGGTAACAGAACAACTAAAGATCTCATTCAAGGGATTGGGTACATCTGCCAAGTCTGCCACATCTTCTACGGATGGATTGACCAAAAGCACTAAAGGATTCGGCAAGGCAATTATAGCTACCGGTGTAGGTGCTTTAGTAGCTGCGCTTGGTTTGCTAATTGCCAACTTTGATAAGGTCAAGGAAGTGATGATGAAGCTATTCCCTGTCTTTGAGGAATTAGGCAAATTCATTGGTGGCTTGATCACGGGATTCACGGACTTTATTGGATTGACCAATGAGGCGGAAAGAAACCTTGAAGCCCTTGGAAAGTCAAATGAGAAGTTGAATGATGACATCAACAATAAGATCAAGCTACTATCTGCCCAAGGTGGAAAAGAGAAGGAGATCTATGATCTAAGAAGAAAGCAGATTGATAATGAACTAGCCCTAATCCAAGAGACTTCAAAGGTCAAAGGAGAGTTAACGGATGAAGAACAGAAAAGACAGAAGGAACTCCTAACAGAAAACGCTGTAGAGGCAGCAAACTACTACAAGTTTACAGCGGAGCAGGAGAAGGCAGCAGCAGAAAAGAGCAAAGCAGCAGCGGAAAAGGCAAAGGCGGAAGCGGATAAAAGAAGGGCTTTGGAATTGGAAGCGCAAGGCATACTAGAAGATGCAAAGCTAGAAATGCTAGATAAGAGACAGCAGGAAGAAGCAGCGGTAGAAAAGGATTTTGAAGCGAAAAGAAAAAAGCTAAAAGAGGCAGGGATCAAGGATGACGGCAGCCTAGAAATGGCACGGCAGAATAGACTTGCTGAGATTGATAAGCAATACAAAGAAGAGGCGGAATCACAAGAGGCAGACTTTCAGAAAAGGCTCAACGATATCCGGACTGAGATCCGTTTGGCAGGTATCAAGGATGAAAATGAGAAGGCAAGACAGCAGATCCTTTTGGACTTTGAGACAAGAAGACAGGACATCCTAAAAGATGAGAAGCTAACCGGAGAACAAAGGATTGCACTACAGCTAGAACTAGCACAACAGGAGAAGCAGCAACTTGATGCCCTTCAATTGACTATTGATCAGCAGAACGCAGAGAAAGCACTTCTTGAATTGGATATGCAGATGAAGGAGGCGGATGCTAGTTTCCAAATACAGAAGGATTTGATTGACAAAAAAGAAGCCCTATCCCTTGAGCAGTTTCAAAAGCGATTGATCAATGAGCAGCAGTACAATGAAGCATTGAAAGGATATTCAGATGCACGAATCGAGATTGATCGGAAGGAGAATGAAGCTAAGATGCAAAACGCTTCAATGGCAGCAGGTCTCTTGAATACAGTATCTAGCCTAGTAGGAAAGAACACGGCAGCAGGAAAGGCTACGGCTATAGCTGCTACTACTATAGATACCTACCTAGGTGCGCAGAAAGCCTATGTTTCTCAGCTAGTTCCAGGTGATCCATCTTCCCCTATTCGTGCTGCTATTGCTGCTGCTATTGCGGTGGCAGGTGGTATCAAGAATGTTAGAGAGATCGCAAAAACAAAAGTACCAGGAGGTGGTGCTGCATCTGCTCCTTCAATTAATGCTTCTGCTCCTGCTTCGGTTCAGCAAGTTCCTACCATAGGAAACAGCCCTATCACGGCACTTGGTGCAGCAATGACTCCTACCCAACCTTTACGGGCTTATGTGGTCGAGAGCGAAGTGACAGGATCTCAGAAGAGGGTGGCAGATATTGAACGCAGAGCAGGATTCTAATACTTACAATTATGGAAAAGAAACTACCCTTGTATGAAATGATGATCGGTGATACTATCGAAGGCGAAGAAGAAGTTGACTTCATAGCCCTAGTAGAATATCCTGCAATTCAAAAGAACTTCCTAGCATTTTCAGCAGACTTCCAAGAAGATTCATATAATGACTACCCACAGAGTGCAAAGGATAATGCCGAAAGGGGTATCCGTTTGAATGAGGCAGTAGGGAATAGATGCGCTACACAGGTGGGGAAAATTCGTGCAACCCAAATCATTGCAGGCGAAAACCTCTCAAGGGAAACGATAAGGAGGACTTATTCCTACCTCAGTAGAGCAGCCGAATATTACAACCCTGAAGATACAGAAGCCTGTGGTACTATTTCGTATTTGCTATGGGGTGGAGAACCAATGCTTAGATGGGCAGAAAGCAAGATGAATCAAGAAGATTTTCGGGCTGTAGGATTTAACAAATTCAACATTGAAAACCAAGAGCAGAGAATCGTTACGGGTGCTTTGATGATTGCGGATCTACCGATCTACAGAAGGGATGAAGATGAGGAGTACTATGTCTCTTTTTCGGCTGCTGAGATCAAGAAGATAGTTCAGCGATTCTTCAAAAAGGGATATCAAAGCAAGGTAAATGTAGAGCATAGCACTCCGGTAGATGGGGTATTCATGTTTGAATCTTTCATCATTGATCGTGAAAAAGGCATCATGCCTCCTAAAGGTTTTGAAGATGTCTCAAATGGCTCATGGTTCGGTAGCTTTAAAGTAGACAATGACAAGATCTGGAATGAAGTAAAGGCAGGTACTTTCAAAGGCTTTTCCGTGGAGGGTCTTTTCCGATATGAGAAGACAAACAAGGTGATAACCCAAGAGGAACAGATCATGCAGCAGATCTTCAAGATTCTATCCCAAATTGAACACTAAAAACAATTTAATATTTATGTATATGAACGCAAAAGACGCACTAGTAGAAATCAAAAAACTACTTTTCTCAGAAGCAGAAAAGCAGGCTGCCTTCGCATTGGTTGAAGGCAAGCTAGTAGATGGCACTATGGTAGCCTACGATCTTGAGGCAGGAGATATTTTCGTGATCGGTGAAGATGGGGCTCAGATCCCTGCACCTGTTGGAGAGCATCAACTAGAATCAGGTGAAGTAGTGGTAGTCCTAGAAGAGGGTAAAATTGCAGAGGTAAAGCAAGCAGAGGCAAAGGTCGAAATTGAGATCGAGGCTGCTGAAGAAATGCCTGTGGAAGAACCTAAGAAGGATGAAGCAATGGCAAAGGTAGAGCAAGCAATGGGTGACCTTGAAAAAAAGGTAGAAGAATTGACTGCAAAGGTTAAGGCAATGGAAGAGAAAGCGGAAGAAGTTAAGGAAGCGGTAAAAATGTCCGCAGTAGTCCTTGAGTCTTTGGCAAAAGAACCAAGTGATAAAGCAATCACAGCACCTAACCAATTTGCAAAACAATTGAAAGTAGAAAAAGTAGACAGGTATAACAGCCTTCAAAGCGCATTTCAAAAATTAAAACAAAAATAAAATGGCACTAGATTTATCAGGATTAACTAACTATGTGAAGGAGAACGAATTGCAGTTGACATCTGCTGCTATCTTCTCTGCAAAAACTGCCTCTTTGATCGAGGCTCTAGGTAATGTTCAAGTGGGTATCAAATCCGCTGAGACTATCAACATCATGACTACCGATGCTGTATTCCAAGCAGGAGGAACTTGTGGTTTCTCTTCTTCCGGAACTACTACTATCACTCAGCGTACGATCACTGTAGGTAAGATCAAGATTCAGGAAAGCATCTGCCCTAAGGCATTTGAAGCTAAGTACACTCAGAAGGCTTTGAGAGAAGGATCTACCTATGACTACATGGCTTATGCTGCTGAGTATTCTGCACAGAAGGTAGAGCGCATTGGTGCTGCTTTGGAAACTGCTATTTGGCAGGGTGACACAGGAAGCCAAAACGCTCAATTGAACAAGTTCATGGGCTTTGGTACTATCATCAATGCTCTTGGCTTTGGTGGTGCAGGTGATCCTATCAACGGAAATACTGCTCAGGTTACTACCTTGACTTCTTCCAATGTTATCGCTGCTGTAGATGCGGTATTCCTTGCCCTTCCTGCTGCCCTTTTGGACAAGACAGATGTGGTTATCTTCTGCGGTAATGATACCTTCAGAGAGTATGTGATTGCCTTGAGAGAAGGAAACTACTTCCACTACCCTGTAGATGCTGCCAACATGGAATTGATCGTTCCAGGTACAAATGTGAAGTTGATCGGTGTAAACGGATTGAACGGAACTGACTACCTAGTAGGTTTGTCTATGTCTAATATGTACCTAGGTACTGACCTTTTAAATGAGCAGGATCGTTTCGAATTGTTCTACGCAAAAGAGGCAGATGAGATGAGATTCGTAGTAGAATTCAAACTAGGTGTACAACTTGCCTTCCCTGACGAAGTAGTGTTCTGGAAGAAGTATGTTGCACCTTAATTCAAAATAACGGGTAGGGGATTCACCCCTACCCTATTTTACTAATCTTAAAAAACTATGGATGCAGGTAAATACTTCTGGAAGTACGAACTAGTTAAAGAAAGTTCAAACTTTGCAGAGGCAGTAAATACCAATGTTCAGAATGGCACAGTTTTCTACGCTCAAACTTTGGAGATCATCCTTAACAAATTGCAAGTAAACACTCGTAACGAGATCCTTTTGCTTGCTAAAAATAGACTTGTTGCCTTGGTAAAAGACAACAACGATAAGATGTGGGCACTTGGTGAGGTGAATGGACTTGACTTGACTGGTGGCGGTTCAGGATCAGGTACTGCATTCGGTGATCGAAATGGCTACACCTTGACCTTTACAGGTAATGAAAAGGAACTTGCTCCACTATTTACAGGATCTGTTCCTTTGGACTAAACATTTGGTTTGTTGTTTAGATGTGAAAGCACCCTCAATTTTGGGGGTGTTTTTTTTGTGTACATGATTCAACTTTTTAATATTTATAGTCATGGTGATAATCGAGCAGGGGGCAAATGTCTTCATATACATAGCCCTATTTGATAAAAGAGAAACAAGCAGCAATGCCTACACCTTTTTATTTCAGCATGAAGTAACAAAGGAAGAGGTGACTTTAAACCTAACGGATGTGAGTGATTTCAAAGATCGGTATTCAGAGTTTGCAATTAGCGAAGCCTCTTTCAGTTCTTCAACTGTTGGATTTTGGCGGTACTATGTAACCCAAACGGGAAGCGGTGCTGACATTATCGCTACCGGTAAGATGGAATTGACTGCACCTAATCTTTCTACTACAGGAGTGGTGAGATATCAAGGCTATAATGGTACTTATAAGACCTATACAACAACAGCATGATAAAATTATTCAAGTTTGATCAAGTGCCTTTGCCCGTTTACAAAGAAGTTAAGGGGAAGGAATATATCTACTACGGGGAGAAGAATGACTACCCAAACTACCTACTTCGGATCTACAATAATAGCGCAAAGAATAACGCTATCATCACGGGTAAGGTAGACTACATCTGTGGCAATGGGTGGACTGTAAAGTCTGAAGATGAGATGCAGAAGGCAAAGGCATTTGGCTTGATTGATCGAATCAACACCAAGCAGGAAAGCCTTAACGAATTGACCAAAAAGCTAGTCACAGATCTTTCCATCTTTGGAGGCTACTACCTACAGGTGATATGGACAAAAGGCACGGGTGAGATCGCTGAACTTTACCATGTAGACTATTATAAGGTAAGAACGAATGCAGACAATAGCGAATTCTATGTCTCTGACAATTGGATCAAAAACGATAATGTCAATCCTAGACCTGATTTCGAAACCTATCCTGCATTCGATCCTAATAACACCACAGGCACACAGATCCTATACTTCAAGGAATACAGAGCAGGAGCAAACACCTATTCCCTTCCAGACTACAGAGGTGCAATATCTTACATTGAACTAGATATCTCTATCGGGGAATACCATTTGAACACCATCAACAACGGGATGTTCTCAAGTAAGCTAATCAACTTGAATGGTGGTAAGGTATCCCAAGAGGAAGAGGATCGTATTGAAAGACAATTCAAGGACAAGTTCTCCGGATCAAAGAATGCAGGAAAATTCATGTTGGCATTTAATGATAGCAAGGAGAATGAACCTTCAATAATTGATCTATCCGGAACAGAACTTGATAAGCACTTTGACCTATTAAATAAGACAGTTCAGCAAGAAATCTTCACAGGTCATAAGGTCACTAGCCCTATGCTTTTTGGTGTTAAGACTGAAGGTCAATTAGGTGGCAGAGCAGAAATGAGAGAGGCTTCTGAGTTATTCCAGAACACCTATGTAAACTCAAAGCAGCAAGCCCTAGAGGAAGTCATTAACTACCTTTTGAAGTTCAATGACATTATCGCTGAACTTGAGATCAAGAAAACAGAGCCTATCTCCTTCCAATTCACAGAGCAGATCATCAGCACTAACATGACTCAGGATGAGATCAGAGAGAAGCTAGGACTTGCACCAATTGAGAAGAAGGAAAGCCAAGGATCACAG